GAGGGTGTCGCCCAAATTGAGGATGATCGCCCTATCGGTGTAAGGAGCAGCGTGGATGAGGGCGGAAGATGCCTCTAGGAGCCGTTGTGCGGCGATTGCGATGCTATACTCCGCACCCGTCTCGTCCTTCCACGCCTTCATACCGAAATGCACATCAGCGATCAGATAGCGAGGCAGTAGATCGTGCGCCACATTGTCGGGCATAGGCGCTGGTAGAGGGGCAGGGACAGAGCCAAGGGCTTCTTTAAACAAGTCAGCCCACGGAGTCAGATCATCTTCTGCGCGCTCTGATTTCCAGAAAACGCTGTCCCACGATCCAGTTTCCTTGTTTTGGACGCGCCGCCAGCCGTGCTTGCCCGTATCGGTCGATAGGCCAGTGTTTTCAAGCGCAGATACAACGCCCTCGTCGGCGTTGAGCCACGCCTCTGCCGCAGCGTAAGCGCGGCGCACATAGTGCTTGTCGATCTGCAACTCGTTGGCCGCAGCAGTCTTGCTGCCGAGACGTTTGACGACATCGTAGATTTCACGTTGGCGGGGGGTCATTTACTGCATCCTACGTCAATCTGCTGGATCAGTAGCGCCCCCGTAACCAAGGAGCGTGGGCCACCATCCGCCGCCAGCGCCGCCGCGTGGAATGTACGGCTCTGCGCCGTGCCATCACAGATCGCGCTGTCGTTCAGCGCGGCGGCGCAGCCACTCAGCAGCAGCGTCAGGGTCAGGCACAGGCCCAACTGAGTTGATCCTCTTGGAAGTTTCGGCATAGCCTTTCAACTCCTCGATTTTCGCTGCTGACTTTCCTGCTGACTTTCCTGTAAACCATGCGGCAAACAGAGTCAGAATAGGTTTCAGCAGCGAGGCAATGAGCGAACTCATGCCTTGCGCTTGGCGATCACAGACCAGACTGCAACGATGATCGTCGCAGCAGCGCCGCCAACAGTGGTAGCAGTTTCGCTATCAATGAAGCCTTTGCCGACCAGATAGCCGCCGAGGGCCGCTGCAAGTGCGCGGGCGATGCCGCCGATTTCAGTTGCCGTCATTTTTTCATTCCTTTGACCAGCGCCACAATGGCGTGGAAGATTACAGCCAAAACTGATTCTGCTTCAGCCTTTTCTGGCGTGGTGACAGTGTGCATATCTGCACTGACTGGAGTCAGAAACAACGCGATCTCCGCCTCACGGCGATTGACCAGACCTTTGACCACCTCCCCTCCAGCCTTATTCCACATTCTAAAAGCAGCAACAGCTTTGTCTTTATTTCCAGCGTTCAGTTCCCGCAGTACAGTGGATTTAGCAAATGCGCCTGTCCCGATGTTGTAGGCCAAACACACACACGCACCGCGCTCATTCTGGTTGATCTTAGCTGTGATGAGCGCGTCCACTGTATTTGCGAACTTGTCCACGCCCTGCCTCAACAGGTCTTCCGCCCGTTCTTGCGTGATTGTCATGCCGTAAGCTGGCTTGACGCCGACATCTGCCCCCGCAGTTGTGCCGTATCCGATAGTCCAGATGCCCACGATGTCTTGGTAAGCAACCAGCTTGCAGCCCTCGAACCGCTTTATCAGATCAATGGTGGCCTGATTGACGCTCACTTACGCATCTCCCTCTGGATTTCATCTAGCTTCGTCAGGACGTTGGCAAAGCCATCCTTGATTTCCTTAAGTTCGCGGTCGTGACCTTGCTTGGTCAGATTGTGTTCCGATTTCATGACGGCGATTTCAATCTCGTGGCCCTGCGTCATCTTGTAGTGCATCCACACAAAGGCAACGATTGGGATCACCGCAAATTGCAGCAGGAGTCGCGCTAGTTCCATTAAGTCCATCTCCTGCTGCATATCAATCACTCACTTGGATAGGGGAAACGGGCCTTGATCTCTGCGACCTTGGCTTGCCATTCCTCAAGGGTAGCTTCACCGCGCTGAGACATGAAGAGTAGCGGGTCGGATTCCTTGGTATATGCTGCGGCACGTTTGGCTTCTTGCTCTTGCTGTGACGGCACATAAGGCGAAGGCGCGCTGAACGTCGAGCCATCGTAAAGCCAATTTGGACCTACGCCTTCAGGCAATAAAACCCAGCCCTGCTCTGCGGCAAAGTCTGCTTCTGATAAGACAGCGTTAACCACAACGCCGCCTTCAATTACGCCATATGAACTTACCATGTGTAGACCTCGCAATATCCCGCACCGCCTGCACCACCAGTACCGCCAAGAAAGCCAGTGCGTGTCGAACCGCTACCTCCCCCGCCGCCGCCGGGGAATGCACCAGCGCCGCCCGCAGCGCCGTTAGCTGTCTGGGCTGAACCGCCGCCGCCGCCGCCGCATCCTGCTGATGTTGCCGCCCCGCCCGCAGTGGGTGCAGATGCGTTAGATGTTCCTGCTGTGCCTACGCCTGCGAGGTAATTAGATTCACCCCCCGCTATTGGCGCGTATAGAATGTTAGTAGAGCCTTCCCCACCTCCAGAGCCACCTCCACCACCGCCAAGCGCAGATGATCCAACGGGACCAGCAACTAAACTAAGCACGCCAGCACCACCACCCCCCCCATAATAAGCAGAAGTTCCCACCCACGAAGCACCAGACCCAGTTAGCATTATAGTGGTAAGGCCAGAAGACCCAGATCCTGCATTTTGCGCCGACCCGCCAGCTCCACCACTACTATTAGTTCCAGCCCCAGTTTGCCCACCGCCGCCACCAGAAGCAGATACAAGCGCAGCAAATGTAGTTGTGCCACCAGCATTACCATTAGTGGCAGATGCCCCACCTGTACCACCAGCTCCAATTGTTACCGTGATTGATCCGTTTATCTGAGTTCCAAAAAACCATTTTTCATAATAGGCACCACCTCCACCACCGCCACCACCATTTTTATATGTAGAAACCGCTAAAGGACGCCCGCCAGCACCTCCACCACCACCACCCCAAACACGAACAAGCACCAGAGATGCCCCAGCGGGCTTAGTCCATGTGCCTGAAGATGTGAAAGTTTGAATACTAACAACAGAAGCTAAAGCAACAATAGCTTGAGACACACGCAGCGGCGTCATCAGCGTTGCGTTATCCGTGCCAGCCTCTGCTTCAGCCTGAGAGGCTAGACTAGGTATGTTTGCAAGAACAAAAGCAGTCGTAGCAACTTGTGTGGTATTTGTGCCAGTAGTCGCGGTAGGTGCTGTAGGAGTACCAGTTAGTGCTGGAGAAGCTAGAGGTGCTTTTGCGTCAAGTTGGGTCTGGATAGCAGACGTGACCCCGTCAACGTAACCAAGTTCGGTTGCAGTCAAACCAGCGGGGGTTCCAGTCAGCTTATTGAGTTCAGCAGCCGTTGGCGTGACAGCCGTGCCGTCGATCTTCCACAGGCCACCCGACAGGTTCGGCTTTGCCTTCTGCGCACCCGTGCCACCAAGGAGCGCATCGACCGCATCGAGGTCCGCGTTGACTTTAGTCCCCCATGTGTCCGCACTGGCCCCAACTTCTGGTTTGACTAGGCTGTAGTTTGTCGTGGTTGTATCAGCCATCTATCCTGTCCTTACGAAATTACAATCTGGAACCAGACATTTGTAGTATCTGGATTTACGGGAGTATAGCCTGAACTGCTTGTCGGAACAACAGGCGTGTAAGTCACAGTCTGATCGTCGATATTAGACCAAGCCCTGACTAGGACTGTGCCAACTGCTCCAGTGGCTGAAACACCAGAAATGGCAAGCAGGACTGCCGCAGTTCCAACTGCGCCAGTGGCAGAGACACCGCTAACTAGGACGTTAGTCGTGGTCCTAACTGTGACTGACTCGACGGCCACAGCAGCCTCTAGCCCCGTAATGGTCACTGGAGCAGACCCTGTGACTACAGGGCTACCTACTGCACCTGTGCCACTGACGCCTGTGATAGTAATTGGCGAAGTCACAGTGACATCACCAACGCTGCCTGTGGCGTCAACACCAGTTACAGGCACAGAGATGTTGATCAGAACAGAAACAGTTCCGACAGAGCCAGACGCGGCCAGCCCGGTCAGCGTGACGCTAGAGCCGCCGACAACGGAAACCGTGCCGACTGTGCCGGTACCTTCGCTGCCAGTTGCGGTTGTGTTGGATGCGCCAGCCGCTGCGAGAGAGCCGACAGCGCCAGTTGCAGATACGCCTGTTGTGGTTACTGCACCTGCTGGAGTATAAGTTATAACAATTAGACCTTGAGCGCCAGCGCCCGAAGTTATGTTACTAGCGTTGCTGGAAATACCACCACCGCCACCGCCAGCACTACCACCAGCAAACCCTACATAAGTTCCGGCTCCGTCAGTTGCTCTGTGGCCACCACCACCGCCGCCGCTGCCAAGACCATTTGGCCTTGATATATCAAAGCCGATGCCGCCATTGCTACCAATAGTAAAAGTACCATATTGCCCTAGACCAGCAGTTCCGCCAGACCCTGCACCGCCAGACCCGCCGTCTGTTGCACTATCAGTACCCCCGCTAACGCCGTTGTTCCCAGCGCCATTAGGTCCACCAGCACCGCCACCACCACTAGCAAATCCAATAACTGCGCCAGATACAGTTTGAGCGCCGCCGCTGCCGCCAGCATATTGTGTGCTGCCGATTGCACCTATTGTAGATGCACCCGTGCCGCCAGCAGCCGTTAATGTTATTGCCGCAACCCCGCCACCACCACCATTTGCTGCGACTAATGATAATGCTTGTAAAGCATTGCCAAACCAAGTTGCGCTGCCAGCGTTCCCGTTTGTGTTGCCAGTAGATGTTCTTGTAACGCCCGCGCCGCCCGCACCGATTTGATAAGTGACAGTGCCAGATAAGGTCTGGTTAGTGGCTTTTGAATAGCCTCCGCCACCACCGCCTGTGCCGTATCTTTGGCCAGCACCGTTTCTGCTGCTGCCACCAGAGCCGCCACCGCCAATGACCTCAATGCTGTTATTGGAATTGTTCCAATTGGCTGGGACTGTAAAAGATGTCCCTGCGGTTAGAATTATTGTAACTGTAGTTAGGGCTGCGTTTGCTCCCCCATCATCCGCTAGGGGCGTAGCGGCTAAGGGGAATGAGCCAAGCATTTATGTCATCCTTTAACAGCGGACAAGGGTTAAAGCATCTTCAACGCTGCAACGTCCGCTTGTAGGGCTTGGATCATTTGCTGCTGTTCTTGAACAGCTTTTGTCAGTGCTGCGATAATTGCGCGGTCGTAGAAGCCATAGTATCCATCGGTTCCCATAGGGGCCGAAGATGGGATGACATCCTTAGTTTCATCAGCAAAGAAGCCAAGTTCAACGGCGGCATCATCGCCACGATTTTCAATGTCATCCAGCCATTTGTAGGCCACAGGACGCAGTTGCATAATCTCAGCAAGTCCAGCGATAGATGCTTCTGGCACTTCTTGCTTTAGGCGACTGTCGGATGCTGCGGCGAGAACGCCAGTAGAAGTTGCGGTGACAGTGCGTGTGCCTGATCCTGCGAGGTTGTTAATGGTAACAGCGCCAGCACTACTGATAACAAATCTTGTATTTGTGTTCAGATCAGCCCCACTAGCCGCAATGCGGTAGGAGTTGTCAGAATTGTATAGACCAGTCAAAAAAGCAGCTGCGCCTGTTTTTAGAAAACCTAAAGTGGGTGATCCTGATCCAGCCTGTTCAACTTGAACCTGTGCGGTTTGATCAGTGTCGCTGCGATAAACGTGTAGCAACTTGTCAAAACTCGAAGCCCGCGAAATTGTATTAATTCCCACGCGACCACTGCTGTCCACCCGCACACGCTCTGTGCCGCCAGTAACAATGGCCCACGCATCGGCAGAAGGTCTATACACGCCAGTATTTTTGTCGCTGTCAAAAGTATAAGACGGCAAACTTACTGTGCCATCTCCAGCATTTATAGTCGTTAAATCTTCCGCCGCGACCGTACCAAAGACCACCGCAGAGCCTGTCAACGACAGCAGCGACCCAGTGCTAGACGATGTAAGCGTCCGCGATAGGGTCGTGCCGGATGTGTTAAAAACACCTGTGCCGATTTCCCAATTCAGTCCATCCTCAATCGTGTAGCGAACCGTCTCGCCACTGAGCAAACCAGCCGCAGCGAATGATTGAAAACCTGATGACGCGGAGCCAAGCGTAATTGTGCCTGTCCCCGTGGTCGATGTCGTCATCTTGGCGCGGTTGACTAATCTAGGCATTACGCAATCCGAATGATGGCCGTCGATGCAGCGGCTGCGGGGAACACGATGCTGAAGTCGCCAGCGGTCGAGGTCTTAGCCGAGCCGAAGTCCAAGATGACCACAGCCGGGTTCGTCAGGCCAGCCGACGATGTGGTATTCGGCGTCGAGTTGTAGATCATCGCACCGTAGGCCGTGATGGTCGCCGTGGTGAACGTCAGGTCGGAGAAGTCGGTAAATGCCGTCGTGCCTGAGTTTACCGCCGTGACGTTGGTTAATGTGCCGCCGCCGGCAGCATAAGATCCAGACGCGCCGACCTCGTTGGTGGCCGTGTAGGCCGTGGTCGCCGCCGTAAAGCTGGGCGTGTTATCGTACAGAGCCAACTTAAACGCATCGCCTGTCGTCAGCGTGAAATCGTGGCATCCCTTCAAGAGTTCCGTCTTGAACGATGTGGTCATAAAATTTCCGGAAAATGCCATGTCAGAGCCTCCTGATGAGTTCAGCTAGGTCAGGTCGACCTGCATCGTTGAGCGCATTATACACAGTTGTACGGTCGCTGGCGATAGCCTCGCGTATGTAGGCCGTCACAACCTTTTCGATCTGACTTTTGAATGCAAAAGCCTGATCTCTGATTGCCGGAGGCGCAGCTTCGGCAACGTGCATTAACTTGTCCGCGCACCGCGCCGCCACTTCTTCTGGGGTAAACCCTCGGTTGTGGGTCGTGTACACGGACACAATCGGCGGCGCAGGAAAATCCATAGACATAGCTTGAGTCAGGCTCATGCAACAACTCCCGGCATGGGGGCGCGCAGCGGGCTTCCCGCATAACGACGACCAGCTTCAGCGTTAATGACAGACGCAAGCGTCTCGTCATACTCATTCTTCCATAGTGCCACACGTTCGTCCTCTTTTAAATAAGTAGGAGTGTGGCGCAGGACGGCGTAGGTGTAGAGGTCGAGATAGTCATCGGCCAGCCACGAAGTGTTGGTGGCCGCAAAGTCAGGGATTTTGCTGTAGTAAGTCAGGATGACTGAGCGGGCTGGATTGTCGGAAGCCGACATTGGCCCGACAAAAAAGATCGCGTCCCCAGTGATAGTGTAGACTGGCTGAAACGTGCTGGCGTTTATCAGCTTGATGCGCTCGCGCTCAAATGGCGAAACATACTGCATGGGCGCAGGAGGACTATCAGATGTGATTGTCCGCATTTCTAAGTAATTAGAAGGTAAACCAATCATGTCAGAAGTCAGGGCGGTGCTTGCGACGACAACCATGCGCTGAATCCGCAGATCGCGGTTCAGGCGGGCGTGACCCATGTTGATGATGTTGTCGAGGTCTGCCTCGAACACTGTGTCGCCGTTCCGCAAAAGGAACCGCGCAAGGTAGGCTTTGAAGTCAGCGTAGTTCATTTCTGATGCACCCTTAGTCTAGCCCACGTTCCATCGCGTAATTTTGTTTTAGCATAGATTGCCCACTCACGCGACCCTACTGACGCGCCGCACTCTTTTGCCCATTGCTGGGCGATCAGGACAGGCACTGTGCCGAGGTATTTGCCCCCAGCGGGGCCAGTGTTAGGACGCAGCGTCTCCGCTGCATCCTTGGCTGCGTCTAAGATGCCCTGCACATCTTGCGTTTTGACGAAGTGAAACTGCGTCCCATTTGGATTGAGATACAGTTTTTCAACGATGGGCGAAGATGGCAGGAACATATTATTCCTCAATGTAGGGCTTGAGGTAGCCGAGTTTGTTGTAATGCACAGCCAAGTCAGTCGGCAGTTCAACAACGGAACCGGGCTGGATCAACGTCTCCATGCCGCCGCCGTAGGGGCTGATTGCGCCGTTGATGACTTCGTATTTGGCCGTAGCGGGTTTTGCGCGCTTTTTAGGCGCAATTTCTTCAATAGCAAGTTCGACAGCGAGTTCAGTTACGTCAGCCATGATGCACCTATGCTGGAGGTAGGGGCGGCGTT